CTTTTGGTTCCATATTTGTTATATATTCACCTTATGAGTGCACTCCTCCTCGATATAGATTCAAATGTCCCTTTACCACCTTCTATGGCAGAAGCTCTCCCGCCTATGTCAACCAAGGAAGAACTTGAAGTAAGGGCTAACACCATCAAGCTGTTATCTGATTTAACGGGCAAGCCAATCGTCCCTAAAGAAGAAAACAAAGCTCAAGCTCGTGAAGCTGCTAAAGAGGCAGTAGAAAATAAACCTGTTGATCTGTCCCGTTATCCCAACGAGACAATTGCTTATTTAGCGGGTATGGTGTCCCAGTATGATGCTATGGTTGTTAATGAATTAGCTGAGTTAAAGCTATTTGTTGTTAACAAACTGATAGAAGACACAGGTAATAAAGACGCTCGTATTAGAATTCAGGCTTTACGGGCTTTAGGTGAAGTAGATGGCGTCGATGCCTTCAAAAGACGGACTGAGATTACAGTTCGGCACCGTTCTACAGAAGAAATTGAACGGGCATTATTGGAAAAACTCGACAAATTTACGATTGACGTAAATGATGAAGATGTAGTTGAGGTTGATGAGGTGCAAACTTCCCTCGAAACCGAACATGCTGACACCACAGAAGATACACGCGCTTAAAAAAGCTCTTCCAACGATGAAACCCGCTGAAAAACGCGAGGTTTTACATCTATTGGAGGAGTATGAGAACCGAGTTAGGCAACAAGAAGCTCAAAAAGACCTTCTAAAGTTCGCTGAACAGGTCTATCCCGGCTATAAAGTAGGCCCACACCACCGTAGGCTGGCTAAAATCTTTGAAGATATAGCGTATGGCCGTAAAAAACGCGTGATTGTGAATATTGCACCGCGTCACGGTAAGTCAGAACTCATTTCTTACCTTGCTCCAGCGTGGTTTTTGGGTAAATATCCTCATAAAAAAGTCATTATGGCATCCCATACGGCTGATTTGGCCGTGAATTTCGGTCGAAGAGTCCGAAATTTAGTAGCAAGTGACCCTTATCGCACTGTTTTCCCCCAAATTGAACTTCAGCAGGACTCAAAATCAGCATCTAGATGGGGTACAAACCATAATGGTGAGTATTTTGCGATTGGTGTGGGGGGTGCTCTTGCTGGTAGGGGTGCTGATTTATTTATTATTGACGACCCGCATTCAGAACAAGAAGCGAAACAAGGAAGAGCAGATGTTTTTCTCCCAGCTTGGGAGTGGTTCCAATCCGGCCCTATTCAGCGTTTGATGCCCGGAGGGGCGATTGTCATAGTGATGACAAGGTGGTCAAAACTCGATTTAACGGGCCAGATTATTAATCACATGGAGAAAAATGACGATGCTGAACCTTGGGAGGTAATCGAATTCCCTGCGATTATGCCTTCGGGTAAACCGTTATGGCCTGAGTTTTGGAGTATTGACGAACTCCTGAACAAAAAAGCATCCTTAGACCCCCGCTACTGGCAAGCTCAATATATGCAGCAGCCGACCTCTGAAGAGGGAGCGTTAATAAAGAGGGAATGGTGGAATGTCTGGGATAAAGACGATCCCCCGAAGTGTAATTACTTAATAATGTCGCTAGATGCAGCGCAGGAAACAAATAACAGGGCGGACTACAATGCCATACTTGTATGGGGTGTGTTTGAGAACGACGAGTCTCAGAACGCCAACATCATACTGTTGGAAGCTATAAAGCAACGTATGGAGTTCCCGGATCTCAAGAAAAAAGTAATTGACATGTATAAAGAGTGGGAGCCCGATACGTTTATTGTAGAAAAGAAATCTAACGGGGCGGCGCTATATCAAGAGTTACGTCGCATGGGACTCCCAGTAAGTGAGTTTACTCCGGGTAAAGGGCAGGATAAGATCAGCCGTGTCAATGCTGTATCGGATTTGTTTGCCTCTGGTATTGTATGGGCACCAGATCGCCGGTGGGCCAGAGAAGTTGTAGAAGAATGTAACGACTTTCCGAGTGGGGCAAACGACGATTTGGTTGATGCAACGACTCTTGCATTGATGCGGTTCAGACAGGGCGGGTTTATTAGATTACCGTCTGATGAGCAAGAGGAAGAATATTATTTCAAGGGCTACAGGTCTAAGCGTGGCTACTATGTATAGGATAAATCATGGCTATTGAAAAGTCTCTCTACAGCACCCCCGCAGGGATTGGCGCACTTGAAGAAGATTCGCCTATTGAGATAGAAATTGTAAATCCCGAAGGCGTAGTAATTGGTATGGACGGTGTAGAAATTGAGATTGAGCCGGGAGGCGAAGAAGAAGATTTTAACGCCAACCTTGCTGAGAATATGACAGAGGCAGAGTTACAGAAAATATCCTCAGAACTCTCCTCGCAAATCGACGATGACATTAATGCTCGTAAAGATTGGGCCGATATGTACGTCAAAGGTCTTGATGTATTAGGTAACCGTTATGAAGATATGACTGAACCTTGGGACGGGGCTTGCGGCGTATTTTCTACAGTGCTGAATGAAGCTGCGATACGGTTCCAGAGTGAAGGGATCATGGAGACATTTCCCGCTGGAGGGCCGGTAAAGACAAAGATTATTGGACAGATTACTAAAGAGAACGAGGATGCAGCAGATCGTGTCCGTCAGGATATGAACTACCGGCTTACGGAGCAGATGCCGGAGTATCGCTCAGAGCATGAGCGGATGTTATATTCTCTAGCACTAGCTGGCAGTGCGTTTAAAAAAGTATATTACGATCCGGGATTGGGGCGGCAGATCTCCCTATTTGTTCCCGCAGAAGATATTATTTTGCCGTTTGGTACAACAAATATATTTATGACAGAGCGCATCACACACTTGATGCGTAAAACTAAAAACGAGGTTGAGAGGCTTCAGGCAGAAGGCTTTTATAGAGATATTGACCTTGGTGAACCTCTCAATATGCCCACGGATATTGAGAAGAAAAAAGCAGAGCAGGAAGGCATCCGAGTATCAGACGATGACAGATATTCACTGTCAGAGACTTGTGCGTTGATGAAACTGCCGGGATATGAGGACGACAGCCCCGACGGGTTAGCCGTTCCGTACATTATAACTATAGACCGTGGCACTAATAAGGTGTTGGCGATACGTAGGAATTGGCGTCCTGATGATAAGCAGCAGCGCCCACGACAACACTTTGTCCATTACATCTACGTCCCCGGTTTTGGAGCCTACGGCTTTGGGCTTATCCACATCGTCGGCGGATACGCCATGACGGGCACCCTCTTAATTCGACAGCTTGTCGATGCCGGAACCTTATCCAATTTGCCGGGAGGCTTGAAAACAAGAGGGTTGCGGGTGAAAGGTGACGATACACCGATTGCACCCGGAGAGTTCAGGGACGTAGATGTACCTAGTGGTTCCATAAAAGATAACATCATGATGCTCCCGTACAAGGAGCCGTCAGCCGTACTTGCTGCGTTACTAGATAGAATCACAGAAGAAGGTAGACGTATGGCGTCGATTGCTGATTTAAAAGTCAGCGATATGTCTGCTCAAGCTCCAGTAGGTACAACGTTAGCTATATTAGAACGCCAGTTAAAAGTGATGGGAGCTGTACAGGCTCGTGTACATGCGGCTATGCGTGAAGAGTTCAAGCTCTTAAAAGAAATTATTAGAGACTACACTTCACCAGACTATAACTACGTGCCAGAGGATGGGACTCCGCAGGTTAAGCAGGAAGATTACGACATGGTAGAAGTTATACCTGTCTCTGATCCTAACGCATCAACGATGGCACAAAAAGTAGCACAGTATCAAGCTGTGTTTCAGTTAGCTCAAGGTGCGCCGCAGATATATGACATGCCTAGACTGCACAGGCAGATGCTTGATGTGTTGGGTATAAAGAACGCCGACAAACTCGTACCGATAGAAGATGACGCTAAGCCACAAGATCCGGTCACGGAGAATATGAATGTCATTAAAAATAAACCGGTTAAGGCGTTTATCTATCAGGATCATCAGGCGCACATTGCAGCGCATATGTCGTTTAAGAATGATCCGATACTTCAGCAGACGTTAGGCCAGAACCCTTCATATCAGCAGCAGATGGCGGCACTTATGGCACACGTTGCCGAGCATGTTGGCTTCCAGTATCGCGTTGAGATGGAACAGAGGATTGGTGCTGCACTACCTGCGCCAAACGAGGATATTCCAGAGCAGGACGAGCTTATCGTGTCGCGTTATGTGGCACAAGCTGCGCCGATGCTCCAGCAGATGCACCAAGCACAGGCTGCACAACAGCAAGCTCAACAACAGGCACAAGATCCGCTCATTCAGTTGCAGCAGCAAGAGTTGCAGATTAAGGCTATGGAGCAACAGCGCAAGGCTAACAAAGACATGATGGACGCACAGCTTGCAGCCCAACGGTTACAAGTTGAAGAACAGCGTGTTCAAGTTGATGCTAAGAAAGAAGGTATGAGGCTGGTGAATCAGAACCAGCAGAATGACAAGAAGATTCAGGCCGATATTCTGAAATCAATGATGAAGGATCAAAAACGTGGACCGTCAAATTCTGGAGCACCTCCACAAGGTGTTTAGTAAAAAAATTGTTGATTTAGAAGAATTCATGAGTGAAGGTGGGTGCAAGGATTATCCCCACTATCGTGAATTGTGCGGAATTATCCGAGGGCTCCGCACGGCTCAAAGTGAGATAGATACCCTCGTGCACCGTAATAAGGACTTTGATGATGAATGACACAGCACAGGCTGTAATTGAGGAAGCTCAAGAAAAAGCTAGGCAGCTACCCCAAGTAAGGGGTTATAAGATTCTCTGCACATTACCAACTATCGAGAATAAATTTGATAGCGGTCTAGTAAAAGCTGATGTAACAGTAAAGCATGAAGAGTTACTGAGTAACGTGCTCTTTGTTGTAGCACTAGGTGATATGGCTTACAACGATGCAAACCGCTTCCCAACAGGGCCGTGGTGTAAACCGGGAGATTTCATTATTACCCGTGCAAATACAGGCACCAGACTGAAGATTCATGACCGCGAGTTTCGGATCATTAATGATGATTCTGTTGAAGCGGTGGTGGAAGATCCCCGTGGCATTCAAAGAGCGTGAGGTAAAAAATGGCTGAGTTTGAGAAAAAAGAATTTAAGTTTCCTCATGAAGATGAGGAAGGTGGTCAGGAAGAAAAGATTGAAATAGAGATTGTCGAAGAGGGGTCAGAGTTAAAAGCTGATTCTGAAGAAAATATCTCTAAAAAACCGCCAATTGATCCTGAAAAGGTCAATATGGCTGAACCCACGGACGAAGAACTTGAGAAATATGAAGAAAG